AATATCGCCTTTGATTTGCAGATACTCGCCGTTTTCGTTGTAGATGGTCGGTGTCACAGCCACCACTTCCTGCGGAATGTCGCTGGGCAGTGCCTCGATTCGCATCGTGAAACCGGTTTCATCGCCATCATTGGTGATAGAGAACAGATTGCTGTTGGAGTACACGCCCAAAGGAAACGGAGCATCGCTCTCCGGAAAAGGAAAGTGAAATGCTCCGATCACGCCGCTGTAGTAGGCATAGAAAATATCCCGGCTATACCAGTAAATGTCCGGGCAGAGAATGGAGATCTGACCGCTGATCTGCTGCTCGAAATTTGATACTTCACAGGTTTCCACATACCCCTCAGCATAGACATCGATGTTCGCCGTCTTGTACCAGATCTTGATGTATCGGGACGGCTTGACCACACGATACAGCTGATGCCGCCGTTTCTCGATTCCAATGCCACGCATGGCAAAGGAAATGACCACGTTTCGTTTTTCAATGAAAGCGTTGTTGAGGTAGCTGCCGTTCATGCCTGCGTAAGAAGAAGTGGAAATCGTTCCGGCAGGCGGATTCAGACCTTCGATTTTGGAGGTCATGTATTGGTTGGCGGTGGTGGACAGGTTCAGCTGTTCGCCAGATTCGTTTTCGAGGATAAGAGTGAAATACACGGGGTACCTCCTTGCTTTTTCTGGTGGGGTGTGGTATAATAGATAAAAATGATAGGGACATTAGCCCTGTAAATCGGAATTTGACGAACCGGTTTAAATTGGGACTTAAGTGAGTAAAAAAAGAATTTGAATAATTAAAAAATCATAATCCAGTAATTTCGATTGGGGAGTATAAATTATGGAGAATGGCAGATTTGTTACATATACAGACAAAGATAGAGATATTGTCAGAAAAGGAATATGTGAAATTGCAAAGGTATTACTTGGCGATGATACCCAAAGAAAACTCAGTATGCTTTTTTGTTTAGATTGGTTTATGGATCCATATTATCAGCAGGATATAAGTGATATTCATGATGATTTAGTGTTATTGTTACAAACAGTGATTACTGAACCAAATGAAGATGATGTAATAGAAGATGCAATAGAATTACTGATGAGCTATGAGTTACCACCATTTCCACTTATTGAAGAAAAGAGAAACAGAATACCACTAAAATTTCAAGATGATATAGCTTATCTGTTAGACCCCAAAAGTTTTGAAGAATAAATCCCGGGTTTACCGCATTGATTAAAACCAAGTTTTCCTTTAAATCACTTACAACTTCCAGTTTTGCAATATTTACACATTCAACGCATTCCGTGTCAACCGATAAATCTCCAACCGTGACAGTGCCTTCGGCGATTGATTGGTCTGATTCACTGTCTTTCGATTGTCCGTGTTGTAATAATTGTTCACCGTCCCACCGGAACTGTCGGGCAGCATTGCTCCGGAGATTCCATGCAAGCTGTAATTCAAACCAGAATCCATGGTCAGCTGCATGGCTTTCGCCACACCGCCCACGGCTTTCTCCACATACTTCTTGCTCTTGTCGATGCCCTTTGCCAGTCCTTTCATAAAGTCCGGCATCCAACTCTCGTAATCTGTCAGCGGCCCTTTATCCGGCACGGAGAAGTGCAGGAAATCCCGAATGGTATCGGCAACATTGGTGACGCAGTCCGCCAGCCAGCCAATGGCACTCTGAATGCCGTCAATGATTCCCTGAATGATATCCCGTCCCCAGTTCCAGGCATCCGAAGCCAATCCCTTGATATATCCCACAGCGGCATCGAACCCATTCTGAATGGTGGATTTGATGCCGCTGATTTTGTCGGAAACCGCAGAACGAATGTTGTCCCAGATGCTGGACACCGTAGAAGAAATGCTCTGCATCACGTTGGAAATGGTGCTCTTGATGCTGTTCCAGATGTTAGACACCACCGACCGGATGGCGTTCAGAACATTGGAAACCGCAGAAGAAATCTGATTCCAGATAGAGGATACCACAGAAAAAATGGCATTCATCACACTGGAAATCGTGCTGGAGATGCTGTTCCAGATGGAAGAAACCACATTCCAGATCGCTGACAAAACAGACGAAATGAAACCAGATACAGCATTCCAAACCGTAGTCACCGCATCTTGAATCGCTGTCAAAACCGTGGAAATTGTAGTAGAAATGGCATTCCAGATGGTTTCAAATGTCGTTCGGATACCTTCTAAAATCGGCGTTAAAAATGCCACGATTGCATTCCAAATGGCACTGATCTTCTCCGAGATCCAGTCCATCACTCTGCCCACAATGATTTGGATGGCTTCAAAAATCGTTTGAAACAGATAACCAAATGCCGTGATCAGCGGTTCTAAGGTGGTGTAAATGGCATTCCAAACGGTCGTAATGACGTTATAAATTGCCTGAAAAACCGTAGAAACCACGTTGTAAATGGCATTGAAAATCGTGCTAAAAAAGTTGTAGATTGCCGTAAAAATGGTGGTGAAGAAGTCCCGAATTGCCGTAAATACAGTTGTTGCCACCGTCTGAATGGCAGTGACAATGGTGGTGAAGGTATTGGAAATGGATGTCCAAGTGTTGACGAAAAAGTCCCGGATTCCGGTAACGATTCCCGTGAAGAAGGAAGCGATGCTGTCCCATGTGTCCACAAAAAATGTTTTGATGGAAGTCCAGACTTCATTCCAGCTTGTTCCGAACCACCCCAGCACCACATCTGCAACGCCTTTCAGGGTATTCATGATATTGCGGAATGTGTTGACAATGAAGTCCCAGATAGAAGTAAAAATACCCTTGATACCGTCCCAGCACTGCTCCCAGTCGCCGGTAAATAGACCAATCAGAACATCCAGCAGCCCCAGAAGAACGCCAGTAAACTCTGAAAAGATGTTGGAGATATTCTGAAAGACGCCTTCAAAAATGGGAGCCAGCAGATTGCACAGCCCGTCCCATGCAGCTTTCAGCACATCGGTGAAACTCTCAAAGTCGAATCCCAGAGCATTTAGCCGGTCAGTGATGCCCTGTGTCAATCCGGTAAAGGTGCTTTTGATCTGCTCCCAGATGGCGATGATATTGCTTTTGAATTCATCATTGGTTTTCCAGAGATGCACAAAGGCAGCCACCAAAGCGGCAACAGCTGCGATAATGGCAAGAAGCGGACCTAATGACACGCCCAACGCTCCGGTAATGGCTCCAATGCCACCTTGCACAGCCGAGAAAAGGGCAGGCAGTTTGGACACTGCGGAAAAGACGGTTCCCACGCTGGAAATGGTCTTTCCAAGCACCACCAACATCGGTCCCAGAGCAGCAGCCACCAGTGCAATTTTCGCAATGGTTTCTTTTGTCTGCGGATCCAACTGGTTCAGCTTGTCCACCAGTTCCTGAATGCGGGAAACAATGGAGCGAATGGTAGGCATCAGAATGTCAGAAAAGGAGATCGCCAACTCTTCCAGCTGGGATTTCAAAATGGTCACTTGTCCGGCAAGGTTATCCTGCATGACCGCTGCCATTTTTTCGGTCGTACCATTGTAGCCGTCTACTGTATCAGAGCAAGTGTCAATGGCATTGGACAGCTTTTCAAAGTCCGCCGGTGAACCGTTGATAATCGCCAGCATGCCGGACATGGCCTCTTTGCCAAACAGCGATGCAGCAGCCTGTGCCTGTTCTGCCTCAGAAAGACCGCCCAATTTCTGACGGAGTTGTTCCATAAGTTCCCGCAGAGAATACATCTTGCCGGAACTGTCGGTCAGAGAAATGCCGTACTGTTCCATGGCAGATGCCACTGTGTCTGTCGGCTTTGCCAGATTGGTAATGGCTGCACGCAGTGCTGTACCAGCCTGTGAGGATTTGATACCGGCGTTTGCCATCAGTCCGATGGCGATGGCAGAGTCTTCAGCAGAGTATCCCAAGGAACCCAGCACCGGAGCGGCATATTTGAAAGTTTCGCCCATCATGCTGACGTTGGTATTGGCATTGCTTGAGGCAGCCGCCAGAATATCCGCAAAGTGTCCGCTGTCCGAAGCAGACAAACCGAAAGCGGTCAAAGCATCCGTGACAATGTCCGAAGTAGATGCCAAGTCCTCACCGGAAGCGGCGGCAAGATTCATAATGCCTTCGATACCGCTGAGCATATCGTTGGTCTTCCATCCCGCCATCGCCATATAGTTCATGGCTTCGGCAGCTTCACTCGCTGAAAATTTTGTTTTGCTGCCCATTTCACGGGCCTTTTCCCGGAGAGCATCCATCTCTGAACCGGTCGCACCGGACACCGCTGCCACCTTTGACATGGCGGAATCGAAATCCGCACCAGTTTTCACGGCAATGGTTCCCAGAGCCGTGACACCGGCAGTGACGGGCAGCAGCTTTTGTCCCACACCGGAAATTTTGTCCCCGGCCGACTGCAGTGTTTCTCCCAGAACGCCCATCTTTTCCAAGGCAGTGTGAGAATTGTTTGCTTCTGTGGTCAGGCGTTTCAGTTCGTTTTCGGTTTCGATGATTTCACGCTGTAGTGCATCATACTGCTGCTGGGAAATTTCGCCGTTTGCAAGAGCGGTGTTTGCCTGTTCTGCGGCAGTTTTTAGTACTTCCAGCTTTTCTTTGGTAGCTGTCACCGCATCGGCGAGGAGCTTGTGCTTCTGCGAGAGCAGTTCCGTGTTGGAAGGATCGAGTTTCAGCAGCTTCTGGACATCTTTCAGCTGTGTCTGCGTGCCTTTGATGTCTTTGTTGACACCTTCCAGTGCCTTGGACAGCTTGGTGGTATCGCCGCCGATTTCTACGGTGATGCCCTTGATTCTATTAGCCATACAATCTCACCCCCTTATCAAAATTTATCGAAGTCACTCTGATCCGCTAACATATGATATTTGTATTCGTCATTCTCCCGTTCGGTGAACATATCATTCACCAGACCAATGGTCAAAAAATCCAAATCGCTCATAGACAAGCCCAGCTGGACACACCGCAGCAAAAAAAGCGGTGTAGTCATCG